GCTACATCGGGATCTTGTTGTCGCTTTCTAACACTGGCATCACCCATAGCTTTGTTTAGTGTAGGAAGATTTCTATACTTCTCTACCCCACCAAAGTGGTTGCGTACAATAAACGTCTTGTCAAACAAATCAAACCGGCCCAATACCTTTTGATCTACAAACTGCATGATACTGTAGAGTTCTTCTGGCTTACCGTTTTCAATAGGTGTACCGGTAAGAGCAAACTTAACCTGACTAGTAAGTTTCTTTACTTGCTTTGATCGTTTTGATCTAAAAGACTTGATGGCTGTTGCTTCGTCGCAGACAACGAATCCTCTTGCGAGGTGTTGAACATACTCCCAGTCATTAACAACCTGCTCGTAGTTAAGAATGACATAGTCAGTGAGCGAATGCCCCCAGTCGACTGCCTCTCCGTATTGAATAGCTCTTTGTTTTGGCGTTCCATCAATGACCACAACGTTTGCAGTGTCATCTGTAAATTTCCTAATCTGTTCGGCCCACTGATACTTCAATGAGGATAGACAAATAATAATACCTGGTTCAGTTATCTTTCCTAGGTCTTTAAGTTCTTCAAGTGCTGCAATAGTCAGGACAGTCTTACCCAAACCAAGGTCGTAGGCAACAAGCATCTTCTTGCGTGCCACCATAGCCTCTACGGCTTCTACTTGATAAGGTAAGAGTGTTCCTGTAAAACTCACGCGTCTTGTCTCCAATGAATAAATGAACGAACGTATACAACACCATAGGCAATAGCTGACACAATAAAGCCGTACTGTTTTGTGGACACTGCATAAACTATCCAGATAACCTCGTTAGCTAATAGGATTAACCAACCCCAGATAGTTTTTCTTCCAACAAAGTAAATACCAAAAACACCAATTGCTGCTAATACCCAGGACCACATCATACAAGCTCCTCTATGGGGCGTACGTTTTCTAAACGACGAACTGAATTGCAGACCTTACAGGTAATAGATGTAGTCTCTCCATTATGACGAGTACGTCTTTCGCTAACATGCACCTGTGCAGACTCACCAAAAAGAGGGTGGCCGTTAACACAAGTGGTTGGGTCTTGCTGCTTTTTAAGATTCTTAGTGTTCTCTGAAATTGTTACCAAACGAAGATGATCAGGGTTGCAGCAGTTTCTTACCCTACAGGTATGATCAACTACCATTCCAAAAACTACTGGTTCTTTTAATGTGGCAACTACTAGCCTATGCACTAAATACGTAATGCCTTTATAAGAGAATCGACCATACCCGTCATCAATCTTACCGGTCCATAACCAACAGGTATCTGTTTTGTTAACCTTATCCCAGAATCTTTCTGGAAGCTCCTCTAAGATATTATAATCAATCGATGGTCTAGCCATGTGAAAGCACTCCTTGCATCCTTGTTTTAACCATAAGCGTTAAGTCTTCTATAGATCCGTTGTTAGTAAAGATCTGATCAACAGGGTAGTCGTCCATCTGTGACTCAGACACGTGAGCGTTTACTGCGTTAACGCCTATACGCTTAAGGCGCCATACCTGTGACTCTACCCCAGTAAACTGACTAATAAGCTTGATAGACTCCGCTTCATTGGTGAATCTTACATCAGTAATAACAATGTTATCTGCAGGATCAATTGTTTTAAGCACTTCGTTTACCCAGAAGTCTTCACCAAATACTTTACGAGCAGCAACACCGGAGTTCTGAAGTAGACGGCGAATGTGTGGGGATTGCTTAGCAACCTCCCAGCCATCACGATCAACCTTTGCTTTTACAAATAGAGGTTCCCCGGCAATTGAGTCGTACATAGGGTTAGTCTCATAAAGAAAGTCCCTGATCTTATCTGCAAAAGCTACACGGGTGTACCCATAGTTTTCTACTAGGATCTTAGCCACTGTGTCTTTGCCTGATTGTGCATAGCCTGTTAGTCCGATGATCATAAGAATGCTGCCTCTCCAAATACGGAATGTTTTGAACCCTCTAAGCAATAGTGTACCAAATCTTCTGGCATGTCTCCAACATCTTTATACTCGCTGCCCTGATAGTTTAAGAACCAACACTCCATGCCTTCTTTGCGAGTACGCTCAAGCATGTCTGCTGAAGCTTTTCTACCAGCAGCGTCGTTGTCCATAGCAAATATAAGCTTGTCTGCTGCCTTCATAAGCTGTAGCTGATCATCACTAATAGATGCACCAAAAGTTGATACCGCACCAAAAATTCCCATTGATGAGAGTTTAACTGCGTCTAGTGGAGACTCTACAACAATCATTGTTCCGGACTTAAACAGCTCAAGGCCAAACAATGTTTTTGATTTAGCTACGCCTGTAGGTCTGTTACGAAAGAAGCGTTCTGTTTGACTCTTCTCTTGCCAACCCATAAGCTTAAAGCCGTTAGGGTTTCTAATAGGTGTGATCCAGGAGTTCTTGTTAGGGTTCCACTTTACGCCGTGGAGCACACAAGCATCCTCTGTCAAACCTCTAGCAGATAAAGCCCAATCAGGTGCTACGCTGTCAAAAATTGACAGCCGTGCCTCACTCATCCCTACAGGTGCAGGGATAGGAATGTAGCTATTGCGAGCTTCCTCTAGCTGGCGTGCAAGATATTCAAAGTTAACCTCGACATTATTGCGTAACCATTCCTTGGCAGCCTCAAAGTCTACGCGTCCCCATGTAGTGGTGAACTCTTTGATCTCACCAACAAGAGTAAGTAATGTGCCTTTGTATCCGCAAGAGAAGCAATGATGAACACCGCTCTCAGCATTCATAGACCAAGAAGGATTACTATCCTCTCGTCCGGTACGTTCTAAGTGCATAGGACATAACCCAAGCAACTCATCGCCACGCTGTGTCACCTCAATACCTAGATTGAGAAGCACACCTTCTACTGAACCCTCCGCGTACATCAGTCCTCCCTCTCCCACCCTGGCTTATCTGGAAGCGTAGGCGCGGTAGCTTTAGCGCCACACAACGCACACTCCATCTCTGTAAAATACAAAGATACTTCGTAGTCTTCAAACATAGCTTGTATGTTCCACAACATAGACCCGCAAATACAAACGTGAATCGGTTCCCCACGAAGATCCATCATCGTCTTACCCTGCGCTTAATACGCCTACGCTCTACAGGAGTTGTTCCACCCCATACACCTTCTTTTTCATTGGTGTTAAGGGCAAAGGACAAACACTTGTCTTTGATCCAACAATCATTACAGATGCTTTTAGCTTGCGCCACATCCTTGTCCTCGTACTCTTCTGGAAAGAAAATATCCGTGCTGTAGTCTATACATAACTGTGTCCCATCAAACGGACTTAATGCCACTGAAAGCTGCATACTCTTCAAAGCGCCCCTCCTCCCAATCCCACATAAGATCTGTTGAACCCATACCTGAAATACGACTTGCTGCAACTGTTAAAGATCTAGATGAATCGTCTTCTTCATCCTGACGTTGTAATGCTAAAACAATATCTGAGTCCTGTAAGAACGATGATGTGTAACCAATAGAGTCTGCGGTTACTTTGCCACCACGCATCTTAGAACGCAAAGCCTGAGTACTAACTACAACAGGCACATCGTAACGCTGAGCTACACGCTTCATGTTACGAGTCAAGCTACGTAGTGATCGTTCGCTCTCAGTCTCTCCGGTCTCTTCGTCCATCATAAGATACATACCGTCAACGAATACGATATCTGGTTTGAACTTCTCGATCTTTGCTGACAGTCCAGTTATAGTTCTAGCTGCAATGTTGTCTGGCATCCAGAACTCTTGGCGTAGTTCGCTAAGGTGCTCCCGATAATTCTTTTCTTCTTCTGGTTTGAGAGCACCACGGATCAAACGACTATGTGAAATGTGTGCACGCATAGCGTCGTAACGCGTCTTCATTTCTCTGGCTGTCATCTCAAACGACTGAAACATAACCTTAAGGTTTTCATCCTGTGCACGGATGGCCATCTGCATTGCTAGAACAGACTTACCTGTCTTAGGCGGGGCCACTATAGTCCACAGCTGTTGCTTAAGTAATCCGGCAGTAATGTCATCAATAGTTTTAAATCCAGTAGAGATACCAAGCAAACCGTTAGGGCGTGTTTTAATACTCAAGTACTCATCGTAACGCTCTAGAGGGTTCTCGCTGAGGTTCTCGTCGTTAGACTCTCTAGTGTTATCGTTAAGAAGTGACTGCACCGCAGAACTCATAGTCTGAATAGCTGCGTTGTGATCGCCCTGCTGTACAGACTGCTGAGCCTCTAGCAAAGTATCAATAGTCTTTTGACGCTTTCGATACTCTATTAACTGATCAATAAGATACTCAACGTTGTCCTCTACGGCATGCAAAGTGTAGGTAGGAAAGTTCTCTTTAACAGTAACGGAAGTAGGAACTTCTCCATACTTCTCGTTATGCTTTGCTATGAACTTCCATACCTGTCGGTTCATATCATTAAAGAACCAGTCTTCCTGCACACCAGACTCAACAAGGGGTCTTATATCCCTGTTACGAATGGCTTTGGAAAGCAAGCGCTCTTCATTATTTGCTGCCATGCATCGCTCCCTCATCTAAAAACCAGTGCCCATAGCGCATGCCACGAGAACCAATATCAATTACATACTTTACTTCTGGCCTATACGGAAGCTCTGCTACAAGATCTGCCACTACCGGATAAGCTTTTGAATAGTTAAACGGATTAGTTCCTAGATTGTCTAGATCTTCTAACACGTTGTCCATCTGATCTTGCGAATGTTCAAACCCAACTAGCTCTAAGGTGTAGTCATACTTTTCTCTAAACCTCCAGAAACTAGAAAGAGCTTGTCGGTCATAGGTAACCTCTTCGTAAGGCACTTGTATACCAAGCACCCTATTAAACTTTAGTTCTCTAGACAGAATACAATCTAAAGCAACGACGACTCTCATAGGAATCTCGTTAGATATATCGCCCCCGCGCATATTTACAGAGCTACGATCTTGCCGTAGTTTACCAGCAATTCTCTGAACGCTACAGGATCTTCTGAGGCCATGCGGCTTTCGTAACGATCAACCTTGTTAGAGATTTCAACTGGATAGATTCCGTTGTTCTTCTCCATTTTATCTTTTACAAATCGTGTATGCTTGCAGTTGGTACGGGTGTTGTACCCAGGGCAATTGCATCGCAGCTTATGCGTATTTTGATTAACATGCACCTCGTGCACACCCGTATCAGATAAGAACATCTGTGTGATCATCCAAGACATATCAGGTACTTTCATTTTCGTAAATCTCCCTTATCAGATTCTACCTCAACCCACATGAATGCTTCATGGGCAAAGCTTGCCATTGGTTCACCATACGTACGTCTCCAACTGTCTGTACGAACATTTGTAGTAATGATTGTTGGAAGTCCTGAATTAAATCGTGCACGGATCAAAGCATCAAAAACATTTTCTGCCCAACCTGCTTGAGTCTTATATTCTTTACCAAGGTCATCTAAGATGAACAAAGGTATCGAGTGACGATCATCCCCATAGATCCTCTTTAACTCATCTTCTAATGAGTTGTCGGAAAAAGCACTCTTCTCAAGGCGCAAGAACTTTGGGTAGTCCAAGAATAGACCAGGCTGCTCCAGTTCGAATGGCATTGTCCGAATAAGCTCCTGGACCGCCACAGAGGCTAGGGTCGTCTTGCCGTGACCTGGTAACCCTACTAGTAGGAGTCCAAGCCCGCTAGAGGGGCTTCCAGGGCTTTTAATGACCATTCCTGAGCGGACCTGCTCCAGCCAGATTTTGACCTTGTCCACGGCAGGGCCGTTATCGAGGTCTGAGAGCTCCATACCAATAGACTTCATAGGCAGGTTGGCTCGTAGGATCCGGTGACGGATACTCGGTGCGATCTTGTTCAGGTCGTACATTACTTGCCTCCTAGTAGTTTGAGCATCTTCTCTTGCTGAGCCTTGAACTCTTCATCCACATAGGATGTAGGTAGTTCTTCGCGGGTAACCAAGCCGTGTGCGGTTGGGTAGTACGCTATGAACCTGCGCCAGATCTGAACGCCGATACCTGGGTCGTTAAGATTGCGTGGGTCCTCAAAGAACATTCTAATAGCTAGAAGCATCTGTTGTCTAGTCACGCCTTCTTTAATCATCTTGTTAATCCAAATAGCAAGCTGCTGAGTGTTAAGCTGCATAGGAACATCACGAGCCTGACTGAGGTTGAGTAAAGATCCAAACTCTGCGACAAGATCCTTGGTGCTCCAGTCAGCCTCTGGCTTTTGTGAACGGTTACGCATTGGGTCAGACTCTAGGTCCTTGGCGCCGTACTTAGCCTGACGCATTGCCTTCTTGTCTTCGACCTTGCCGACAGCGCCACTGGCATCATCGTCTACCTCAAAGCGCAGGCGCTTCTTTGGCGCAGGTTGTTCTCCATCTAAATCCCATCCCATCTCAGGACCTCCTTCACTCTTCGAGGACGCAGTCCTCGATATAGTAGAACTACGTAGTAGTTCTACTATAGGCTTGTTACTAGTACTAGTATTAGTATTAGTAGTTGTATCACTGTCAATATACAAGAGCCCTGAAAAGCCGGTATTCAGACTTAAGAGCTTTTTTGCTGCTTCTGTGAACTTCATTGCGCTAAACCACTTGGTGCCATTCCACTCTCTGGTGGTCATGATGTACTGTCCGCGCTTTAATTCGTTGATCGCACCTTGGATTGAATCTCTACCTTCGGGCATGACGGCAGAGAGCTCGTCAGCCGATACGACTCGTCCAAGCTCTGCGTAGTATGCGAATAAGCCTCTTGCCCGCATAGACAAGTAGGGGTTTGAATATGGTGATTGCATAATGTCTCCTCTATAGATATTCTATCGCGGAGGTATGCGCTTTGGCAAATTGCCTTTCGGTAGCCCTGTAAAGATCTGCTCAACCATCAAGGAGAGGGTAAGACCTGCAAAGGTAGAACCAAGTACAAATGGTACTAGTTCCTTAAGTGATACTCCTAGAAGGAGACAAAAGATTATGTTAAGTGCGATACCTAACAACCCCCGCCACTTGTTTAGTGCGAATAGAAATGCTTCTACGGCAGACAGGATACACGCTGTAGCCAATGCGGAAATTAATAAGGTGCCCATATAAAACAGTCTACTCTCTAAACACTGCTCTGTCAATGTGGAAGTTCTGACCGGATACATAACCGCCTGTTGGGGTAGCTGTAACGGTTAGTATAGCGTACGCTGCTCCAGCAATATTAGCGATAGAGTATGTGTCCGCCAAGTATGCCCAACGTGTGGTAGTAGTAAAGGTCTTAGTGTTTGTCTTACTGTACACAGATACATCTGCGGAGTTAAAGAACTCCACCTTTAGCGCAAAGGTTCCCGCAGCGTTCGCGGCGTTTGGTCGCAAGGCAACAGATGCATAGTAGCTTGCACTATCAGAGATGTAAACCTTTGATGTCTTTATTCCAAAAGGAACACTTCCTGCAGACCCTGCAGTGGTTACTTTTGCATAAGCTTGTCCGTGAGTAACGTCTTCGCTAAACTCTGAGCCCCTTACAATTACCCTACTGAGTGTAGAGTTTACTGCCACCCAAGATCCAAGGCTTGATTCAAAAGAGTTATTAGGAATTAGTGATTCCTTTAGATCAGGATAGCCGTAGTTTTCGTGACCTGTTTTAACAGCTATAGTAGTACCGTTAGCAATAAAGTTTGTAAGTGTGTTTTGTAAACGAGACAGCTTCACCTCGTAGTTGTATAAGAAGTTAGCCTTGCCTGAGTATGTGCTTTCTCCTTGAATAGCGTACATATTTTTAGCGCTGTTTATTGGGTTAAGTAGTGCTGTAGTATTTGTACCGTCAGCGGAGTCTACGTAGCGATGTGGGATACGACCATACTCTGCTTGAGTAGCATCAATGTGGAAGTACGTAGCACCTGCTACGGTTGCGGCAACAGATATTGTCCAAGATAAACTTGTAGCCCCTGCGGTAAGAGAGTAGACACCAGAAATTCTATGCCACACCGCAGTGTCGGTTGACGGTACTGTGTATGTTGTTCCGTTAATAGTGTATGTTGCTGCAGGGCCTCTTACATATGCGGATACAATAAAGTCTTCCCCGCCTTCAGCAACATATGGAAGATAAGCTACACCTGTAATAGCAGTGGTTGTTGTGTACGCTACTTTACCAAAGTGTGTTCCAAACAATGGTCCAAGAGAAGCATCTGTTGTTACTCTTGTTAGAGTTCCTGTAGATGACCAGTCGGTAGTGTTTGCGTCAAACCCAGGGTTAGACATGTAGTTAACTATGTTCTTTGTTTCCCAACGAGTATAGTCAGGAGAATAATATTGTTGTGTAGTAGGATCTGTAGGAGCGATTCCACCAATGCCTGAAAAGAATCTACTGGCAATATCTTTATGCTCAATCATCGCACCGTCAACATAATAAACTCTGTTGTTAATAGCTTCAGGAAAATATATGGTTACCTTAACCAAAGGATATCCAGAATCCTTAGTGTATGCAGGAGTGGTAGCTGTTACAGATATTTGTTTCTTTTCTGTAAGAGACAAGGTCATAGCGCTAGACTCAACAGTGTAGTGAGAGGTAGGGTAGTACTGTCCTTCTGTATCTAAAAAGACTCTTGTTTGTTCTTCCTCAGATACATATTGAGAAAACTCAACTTTTGCTACAGCTGTGTCAGCAAAGGTTCCTAAAATATAAGCACTAAATGTAAGTACCTTGCCCGGGTCTATAGCAACCCAATCAGAAACAATTGCAGCATTAGCAGCTGTAGCTGTAAACTTAAGGCACTGTGTTCCGTGCACACCGTAGGTTGTGACTCCGGAGGTTACGCTTTTATCAATATCTAGAGATCCGCTAGACGCAGACCATCCAAATAAACCTGACTCAAAGTCACCATTTGATAAGTAGTTTTCTTTATCTCCTATAGCTTCTATTCTAATAAGTTTTGCGTCTTGATATTCAAGGCTGCTGTAAGCTTCAGCAAATTGAAATAGATCAAGTGCGTATCTACTAGATGACGCGGACGAAGGAGTTATTGTAATAGATACTTTAGCAAATCTAGCGCCAATAGGGGACACGCGACCATTTCTTCCAGAGTCAGAAGAAGTCCTAAATTCTTTCCAACTTGTAGTTGTAGTCGATGCCGTGCCTGCTGCGGTACTTCCCAAAGATACGCCAAACATGTTGTACCACGTAATAATAGCGGTAACGTTTGCTGCATTATCTCTGTGAAGTACTTGACCGCTAAATAAATAACGAGTGTTCTCTTTTACAGATATTCCATACAAGGTAATATCTTCCCCATTGTTTGGCAAACTAAGAGTAACTGCAGTTGTTGCTGTTGTGGTAAGTTGAGCAAATCCAAGCAACCTAGGTTTAAAAATAGGGTCAAACAATACAAGAGTTTTATCAGGAATTGGCACGCCTGTTTCTACAGCATATGTTTTTTGTACTAAGGTGCCGCTAGATGCTACCCAACGCCCCAGGCTCTCCTCAAATGAGGAATCATTGTAATCCAACATTAGGTTGTTACCCTCAACAACATCGGCACCCCAATGCGTTAACGCTGTGACGTACGTGCTTATACCGGACTTAGTTCCCTTAATAGCATTGATAGTGTTTCCCGCTCCATATAAAGAACGGTGATAGCTGTCTCCCAAAGAAGGTTCATATGTAAGACCTAGATCTGTAACTCCGTAACGTAATAAAACAGATGGGGTATAGATGGAGTTTGCTGCTTCACCTAAAAGATATGCTTGAGTACGCAATTGATCGTATACAAACGCATACATACTTAACACTTTATAAAGAGTATTGTCTTCATTCTCTCCCACACCGTCACCAATATTTGCGGAGTCAGGATTAAGCCAAGCTTTTGGTACCCACCTAGTAATTGTATTTATTGTACTGGTTTGATTAACAACAATCTCGTAATCTTCCCCACAGTTAATCCAGTTAAGTCCATTAAATATCCACAAAGAGTAGTGAATCTCTTGTGTGTTAGTAAAAGAAATAACATCAGTATGGGTGTTTGTAAATGCTGTGTAAGGT